CGCCCCGCCTGTAATCTATAGGAGGCCAAAATGGCAGGATCAGACGTAACCCCAGTCATCATCAGCGATGAGGTGGCTTTAGACGCGGACGGAATTTCAGTTGCCGCCTCAGTGGGCAACAACGCGGCTTTAACAATTGGTGGTGCTTTAGCCGACGGCGGAAGTGTTACTAACGCCTCTGCACGACAGGTAACAATTTTGTCCGCAGGAAACGATTCTTCAAAATCGTTTAATATAGTTGGCACAGATGTAAATGGTGCGGCACTTGCCGAAAACCTTACTGGCGCTAATGCTGGAACAGCAACCAGTTCTGGTTATTTTAAAACAATTGCAAGCATAACTGCGGTTGGCAATCCCGCAGGAAACGTATCCGCAGGTATTAATGCTAATGCTGCGGATGTGATTTTTGCAGGCCGTACTCGTTTGCAAGGGTTTTCTTTTTATTCTGGTGGAACTGCTGGAAAAGCTAATCTACGAAACGGCGGTGTTACGGGCACAGAACTAATTCAGTTTCGCTCTATTGGGACTGACAACGCCTCTGACGACCCGTTTATGCCGGATGAGGGCGTACTGTTTAAAGACGGTTGCTTTGTTACATTTGTTGTTCCGCAATTCGATCTTATGATGTTCTACCACGCGTAGGAGTTTTTCTTGAGCAAAGATACGCCGATAAAAAGAAACAAGACTAATTACCGTCCCACTAAATCTGGGGCGGGAATGACCAAGAAAGGTGTGGAAGCGCACCGAAAAAAGAACCCCGGATCTAAACTAAAGACCGCCGTTACGGGTAAGGTGAAACCCGGAAGTAAAGATGCCAAGCGACGCAAGTCTTACTGCGCCCGTTCTGCGGGTCAGATGAAGAAGTTTCCCAAGGCCGCAAAAGACCCTAACAGTAGGCTGCGGCAAGCTAGAAAACGTTGGAAATGCACATGAAACAAGGTTTATACTCAAATATTAAAAACAAAAGAGATCGTATTGCTGCGGGCTCTGGAGAAAAAATGCGAAAAAAGGGAGATAAAGGTGCCCCTAGTTCATCTGCTTTTGCTGATGCTAAAAAAACTGTTAAAAAAGCTGCCAATGGTGGCGAAATGAAAGGACCTAAGTCAATGATGAAGAAAAAAGGTTATGCTAAAGGCGGCGCTATGAAGAAAAAAGCTGGCGGCGTTGTAAAGAAAAAGGCTGGCGGCGCTATGATGAAGAAAAAAGGCTTTGCTAAAGGCGGCGCTATGATGAAGAAAAAAGGCTTTGCTAAAGGCGGCGTAGTTAAAAGAAAGAAAAAGTAAATAAATGCCTTTTTTACAAAGTAATATACCGCACTTTAAGTGTTGGGTTCGTCGTGAATTTACGGTCAATCATGAGCGTTATCACGGCGAGTTCCTTCACGCTATGGTCATTGCCGTAACAACAATGCCCAACCGTTGTTTAAGCTTTCAAGTAATCTTTACGGGTTGCGAAGCTGATGAGGACGGCGATGCTAATGTTCACGGTGGTGCAATGTGGGCTCGTATGCCTATAACGGCCTTGGTTGCAGATGAGTCTTTCGAAGAGTGGCCCAAGCCTATGGCGGTACACGAGACTCAACCTTGGGATTGTCCTTCACATACACATGCGGTGTATACTTTAGAAAGAGCTACTCCTTGCCCTTGGATGGCGAAGATAGACGGCAGGTTTTTCCCTGCTAAATACATGTTTACTGTTGATTACACTGATACGGATGTAGCGGATGATCCGGCTCAACACAAACAAGCTCATGTCATGCAGTTACTAGACGCGGGCGAGTGGACCGGAAACATTGTAGCGTTACCTAACAATCGTGTGCGGGTAACTCACCCTGCGTGGTTTGAAACCGGAGAAGGCGCTCCAGACTTCAAACCTTCGCAGCATGTACATTATTCTAAATCTGATTTAGACTATACATTAGATGTAACCCAAATATTTGACAATATTTACAGCGAGGAATGAGATGGCGGTTTCTAATAGCGTAGATTTTGATCTTGATGTAGCTGATTATATTGAAGAAGCTTTTGAGCGGTGTGGCTTAGAGGTTAGAACGGGTTACGACCTTAAATCCGCCAAACGATCTTTAAACCTGATGCTTGCCGAATGGGCTAACCGGGGTTTAAATCAGTGGACTATTAAGCAGGTATCTTTGCCGTTAGTTACAGGTATTGCTGATTATCCTGCCGGAATATTAAATATGACAGTAGGGACTGTTAACGCTTTTAGATTGGGTGAAAATATTACAGGTGTAACAAGTGGTGCTACTGCTTCACTAACAAGTGCTACTTCTGCTACTGTTTTTGCTATAACTATACCTTCAGGGACATTTGTTGCGGGTGAAACTATTGTAGGTGAAACAAGTGGTGCTAGTACAACTGTAACTTCTGCGGTAGATTTTTTTAACGTAAGAAGCAATATAGATATTTTGTCTGTGGTAGTTCGGCGGGACGGGACAGACTTTGCTTTGTCTAGGTTAAGTAGAGATGACTATATTAATATTCCTAACAAGACCACTCAGTCTCGGCCTAACCAGTTCTTTTTAGATCGTCAGGTTACGCCGATTTTAAGGGTTTGGCCTACTCCAGAAAACGACACTGATGTTATTTTTTACAATGCTCTTACACGCATGGACGATGCTGATACCTTTATAAACAATATGGACATGCCGTTTAGGTTTTATCCATGTTTGGCCGCAGGGTTGGCTTATTATATTTCGGTAAAGCGGGCTCCTAATCGTGTTCAGATGTTAAAAGCTATGTATGAAGAAGAGTTTGAACGCGCTATGACTGAAGATCGTGACCGGGCATCGTTTAACGTTGTTCCAAAATACGATTATTACAGGGTGGGTTGATGAGCAAATTTGCAACAGGTAGAAACTCTTACGCGATCTCTGATCGATCCGGTTTCCGGTATCGGTATAGAGACATGCGCAAAGAGTGGAATGGTCTGCTTGTTGGTCGGGATGAGTTTGAGTCTAAACAGCCTCAACTAGGTCCGTTTCGTAAAGTGTCGGATCCCGAGTCCCTCAAAGATGCGCGTCCGGATAGAAAAGAGACCTTAGACGTTTATGTTGGTATTCCCTTAGTAGAGGAACCGCAACCTAGACCAACCCGGGTTTTTGGTTTTGTAGGAGTTGTCACGGTGGTTATATCATGAGTTATACTTACACCACATTAAAACAGGCTATATTAGATTATACTGAAAACGATGAAACAACGTTTGTAAGTAATCTTCCTGTTTTTATTAAAAACACAGAGGAACGTATTTTAAAAAACGTTCAATTAAGTTTGTTTCAAAAGAACGACGCTGGTGCAATGTCTGCCTCTAACAAGTTTTTGGGTGTTCCAAGCGACTTTTTAGCGCCTTTTGCTTTGTCTTTTACCGATAGTAATGGCAGCGTAGTATTCTTAGATTTTAGAGATTCAAACTTTGTGCAGTCTTTTAACCCAGACGCTACTGTAACGGGTCCACCTCGTTACTATGCTCAATATGATTTAAACAACCTTATTTTAGGACCTACCCCTGACAGTTCTTATGCGGCTGAAATACATTACTTTTACCGACCGACCAGCTTAACTAAGAGTCAGACAACTTTTTCGGTGGCTTACACTGGGGCAACTGTTTTTTCTGCGGGAGAGACGATTATTGCAACCCCTGCGGGAGCAACTTCTTCTACTGCAAACTCCTCCTTTGTTGTTACCGGAACAACCGGAACGGGAAACACAACTTTAACCGCTAATTTCCCTGCGGGTCTTACGGACGCTTACCCCCGAGGAACAGCGGCTTCAGGAACAGCTTTGGTGGGAAATACCAGCGGGGCTGTTGCAGTGGTTAATAGCGTCCCTAGTGGAACAACGTCAGAAAAGATTGTTCCGGACATTACTGAAACTTGGATTAGTGAAAACGCAGACTTAGCTCTCTTGTACGGAAGTTTAATGGAAGCGTATATTTTTATGAAAGGCGAGCAAGACATGCAAGTCTTGTACGAAAAGCGCTTTGTAGAAGCCATCATGGGGTTAAAACTTCTTGGCGAGAGCAAGGAAGTAACGGACGAGTATAGAACAGGACCAGTGGTGAGGCAAAAACAATGAATAACATGTCTTTTGGTGTATCAATGTCTAATGATTTTAAGGTGGGAGTGGAAACTACGGACAACCGTGGCTTTACTCCTGAAGAAACCGCGAAGCGTTGTGTAAGCAAGATTATAAATGTTTCCAAAACTGCGCCCCCCGAGATACGGGATCAGGCGCTTGCGTACCGAGATGAGGTTGAGAAGGTAATAGCCGTCTATATGAAACAGGCTATTCAAAGCGACAGAACTACGGTATATAATGCAATAAAAGATGCTGGTCAGTTAAAATTGGCAGAATATATAAGGAAAATGTAAATGGCTTTTAATGGCAATTTTTTATGCACCTCGTTCAAAGTAGAACTAATGAAGGGTGTTCACAATTTTACGGCAGCAAGTAACCAGTTTAAATTAGCTCTGTACACCAACAGTGCTACTTTTAACGCTGCAACTACTGCATACACCTCTGGCAACGAGGTCAGCGGAACGAACTACACAGCTAAAGGGAACTTTTTAACGAGTGTAACACCCGTGGCTATTAGCACAACAGCTTTGGTTGATTTTGCAGATGAAGTGTTCAGCACCGTAACGATATCTTCTGTGCGTGGAGCTTTGATATTTAACGAAGCCGCTACGGGAGACCCAACAGTTTGTGTATTAGATTTTGGCGCGGACAAAGCAGCCAGTTCTGGCGACTTTACCATTGTGTTCCCAACAGCGGATGCGTCTAACGCGATTATCCGGATAGCCTAATGTCTACTACCGTAACCTTTATAGGTTGGGGCAGTTCAACAAGGGCTTGGAATACAAGCACTTGGAATACGAGTCCTGCTTTTACGATGACTGCTACAGGGGCGGTTGGACAAGCAGTTCAAGAAGGCGACGCTGTTGTATCTGTTACAGGGGTAGCAGGAACAACTGCGTTAGGTAACATCTTTTCTACAAATGTAGGACTTAGCTCTACTTCTTCCATTGGAGCTATTTCTACAACAAGAGGCGATAAAGCGTTTGTTACTGGAATTGCAGGAACCTCTGCGGTAGGCAACGTCTTTTCTACAATCGTAGGTTTTAGTGTTACTGCCTCGGTTAACAGTGCAACGGCTGGAGCAGTTGGTAAGGCTAATGTCTTTGTAACGGGCGTTACTTGTACAGCAGTAGTAGGAAATCTAGAAAACCCACCTTGGGGGCAAATTATTCCAGATCAGAACCCCCGCTTTTTAAATATAACGCCTTCTCAAGACCCTTCTTGGGCTAACATTGAGAATGGTCGCGCAGCATAGGATAATAAAATGGCTAGTGTATATACAAATGACTTACGGTTAGAGGAAATCGGCTCCGGCGAACAATCTGGTTCTTGGGGCGATACAACTAACACTAACTTGGAACTGATTGCAGAAGCTTTTGCTTTTGGAACTGAAGCAATTACAACTAACGCCGACACACACGCAACTACTATTGCAGATGGGGCCTCAGATCCCGGTCGTGCGTTGTTCTTGAAGTACACCGGAACTTTGGATTCGGCTTGTACTATCACGTTAGGGCCAAACACGGTCAGTAAGATGTGGTTTATTCAAAACGCCACTTCTGGTTCACAGAACATCATAATATCTCAAGGGTCTGGGGCAAATGTTACTATTACCGCAGGACAAACAAAGTCAGTTTACTCTGACGGGGCGGGGTCTGGAGCGGCTATTGTTGACGCCTTTGCTACGCTTAACGTGGTGGACTTGCTGGTTGATGGCGAACTGAGTACGGCTTCGGCAGGTACATCCAACTTACGCCTTGGCGTTAACGCAGGTAACTCAATAGCCTCTGGCGGTAACTACAACGTGGCCTTGGGCGATGAGGCTGGCACTGCGATTACTACTGGGGATCATAATGTTGCTATTGGCTTTGAGTCACTTAAAACTGAGGACGCACATGGTCGAAATACTGCTGTGGGTTATCAAGCACTTAAAGCTCTTAACGCAGGTGCAGATTCTGAATCAACGGCTATAGGGTATTTAGCAGGTCTTTCTTTATCTACAGGCACAGAAAATGTTCTTGTAGGGGGTAGAGCAGGAGATGCACTGACTGATGCAGATTATAATACTGCTGTTGGAAGAGGTGCTTTAACTACTGACACAAAGGGAAATAAAACTGTAGCTGTTGGAACTTTAGCTTTAGCTAGTCAAAACTTCTCAACATCTACTGATAGTAGTAATACTGCTGTTGGTTATGCGGCGGGTACAGCAGTCACAACGGGCACACTTAACACTCTCATTGGTGCGCTTGCTGGCGATGCCTTAACTGTGGGAGGGTCTAATGTTTCATTAGGTTACTTCTCTTTAACGGCAGACACAAAAGGTAGTAAATCTGTTGCAATTGGTACTGCCGCTTTAGGGGATCAAAACTTTACTACTGCCACAGATGCTTTTAATGTAGCTGTTGGTCAAGAATCAGGTAGGTCAGTCACAACGGGCGTACAGAACGTCCTCATAGGTGCGCTTGCAGGGGATGCACT